TACGACCATCTATATAGTGATTGCTTTCTTGCAACCAATAATGTAATTGTTGCAAGACAATTGCTTCGTTCAATCCGACTACTTTAGCCAATGCGGGTAATACAATTAACGGCCGATCGTCGAGAAGTAATTTATTCAAGAACCAATCACCCCTTCACACATATGACATATCCCTTTTCGATCCGAACCGGCTTCAAGCCGGGATGGCTGTTTTTAATGAACCCTTTCACGTACGAGACGTATAGTTTTTTGTTACTTCCAGCCATCCATTTGTAGCAGTCGGGAATAGCAATCTTGTACTCCATTACTCGTTCATCCCGAATGGAAGGTCATCGTCACTAATTTCAATCACTTCACCGTCAAATGGATCAGTCATCGGCTCTTGCTGCGGTTGCGCTTGCTCTTGTGGCTGTTGTGGCTTACTCTGTGCTTTCTCCTTCACCGCTTCAAACATGAGCTGGATTGCCTTTTTGATTACTGCATCCGTTCTATCTTGTTTCAGCAACCAATCGAGATAATCAGGATGAGATTGGTATATTTCTTTAAGTGTTTTACCTTTATGTTTCCCGAACGTTAATTTAATCTGTGCTGCTTCTTTTGCTGTCATCGTTTCAACCTGTTCAGACTGAATAAATTCCTGCATGTCCTCGATGTCTTGTGTGAATACTTCAGACAGGCTGGCGAGTGTCAATGTCGCATCAATTTGTGCGCGCTTCTTCGCCATTTTCAAAACCGTGTTAACCTTCTCGTAAGGGTCTTGGATAGAACCGTCTTTCCGTTTGTAAAACTTTGGTTCACGGTTGTTACAATGCCCTAGTCCTTCTGTGATTTTTACACCGTTTTTGTAGATGATGCACCGGACGGTGAAAGCAAAGAACCCATTCTCATAATCATTAATGTGCTCGATGACCTCATACTCGCTTGTGACACCGAGCAACATCTGAATCTTTTCTGCACCAGGCTTGAGTAGCGTCGGTTTTGGCGTGCCTGGAATCACACCGTAATCATGATTCTTCTTCAATGTGTTCTGCACGACCGCTTGGAACTGATTGATTTTCGTGAGCGTTGATTGAACAGCGCCGATGTCAACACTCTCGATGATAGATAGTGAGTTTGCTTGTTTCGCAATTTCGTTGCTCATCGAATCCGCACTCCTTTCGTCTGTTTTAATGTCACGCCAGGAATCGCTTCACCTTTTTTCAATCGTTCAAGAATAGAACGCTTGTCCAACTTTGGAGCTTGCGGAATTAAGAAGTCACTCGGAATTGCCGTTTCATCAATCACATCTACGCTTGGTGGATTCACCTGGATAGCGACTGTGATGGTCGGGCGCTTCACCTTTTGCAATCCTGCTGTTTCGAGCTGTTCCTGCAAGTACATTTTGAGCTTGTCCACTTTCGCCTCGATCGCGCGACGACGCTCGGCGAGTCGTTGCTCTTCTTCACGAATGATCTTCGCGTCTGCTTCAAGGTTGCGAATGAATTTAGCGATGTTTTCCGCTTTGTCCTCAATCGCGTCTTGCAGCGATGCCAACGTATCAACAAGCGCTTCAGTGTCAATGTCTTCTGCCCTGTCAAGCAGTTCAGCGTAACTCCGTGCTAATTCATACAACTTCATATGTGTATTCCTCCTCGTTTTTTGTGATCTCCAAAAGTTCAGTAAGTGCGTTCAAGTGCTTCTCATAGCCTGCAAGCAATCCTTGCAAAAACGCTTTTTCTGTGCGATCGTCACTTTCTTCTAACTGCTTTTGCACAAGCGCAATCGCCGCGTTCACACCAGCAATACGTATCTCTAACGCCATTCTCATAAGACCACTCCTTGTCTTACGTTCATAAATCAGTTATTATGAACTTAACTTGTTTTTGTTTTTTTTCGAGATGAGGCCTGCACGCCTCATCTTTTCTACTTTTGCTTCTATTGCTTTCCTTGTTCTTCCAAGTCTGTTTGCAATGTTTTGATAAGTCATTTTGTCATAATTTTCGACGAGAAATCGCTCTTCTTCCTCATCCCATAACCTCGCATCTTTTTCTAAACGCCCACTCAATTCTGTGAGTCTGTCTTTTTCTAATACGTTCATTGTTCATTCCCCTTTCTCATAACAATCGCAATATCTATTCCTTTTTCACGCATCGTTTCAACGATCTCAACGAGTCTGTCATGTTCCTCTTTCTTTCGTACCAGCTCGTCCAAGTCGCGTTTGCAACGCATAAATTCATGCATCCATCTTTCCGCTTCTGCAAGCCTTCCGTGTATGTCGAGCGAGCGATCCAAAAACGCTGTCCTCGCCCGAAACAAACTGTAATCGCAACACTGTAATAGTTCATTCGCTAGCTCCTTATCCTCGCGTAATACGTTCATTCTTTAGACACCTTCCTCATTTTCACGTAGTAAAATTCATATCCTTGTACACACTTAAAATCTTTGAATCTTCCGATTTTCTCGTCGTAATCAAAAATCTTCTTTTCATTCGCAATCTTCTGAATTGGAGCGATGCACTCCCACCCACGTCGTTCTAAATCACGTACAGCACGCATCAATTGCCCCAACTTCATCCGTCGTACAGCAACTTCCATGTCACTTCACCTTACTATTCAACATCTTATCTGCTACTCGGATTGCATCATCTAACAAACCCATTTCCTCTAAAAACTGCGGACGGCTAATATCTTTACCTGTTTTGTTAATGTGGTTTTGCCGACGTAACTCTAAATTCGTTCTGTATGCCGTATTGAAGGCTTGTACAAAATCCTTCCAAGCGTGGTTGAACGGAATGCCATTTTGGTGTGCATAACGTTGAATCATCTTGTTAAGTCGTTGTCGTTTATCACCAATCGTATCAATCCGATCGATGTTATCTAAACGGTGTTGCACGACTGCGACCTGTTGCTTCGCTTCTGCCAGTTCCCGTTCAATTTCTTTTTGTCGCAATTCAATCGAGATTAGAGCTTGTAATTGCGGACTCAACATATGAATGTTCAATGCGTTGTCTTTTACGTTGTAATATTCATCGACTAGCCGCTCGTATGCTTCCTACGCCTCGTCTGTGTTGAGGGATTTCGCGTGCAACCATGCGCCTTTTTCTGTCCAAAGGTAGAGCTTCGTTGCGAATTTAAGCTGTTCATCAAATTGATGAATGGCTCTAAACTGTCTTAATTCATCACCTTCAAGTAAGAAGTAGTGTTTATTTGGTTTGTATCGATCTTTATTGCGGTTAAAATTATTGCTTATCATTTTTACATCTGCTCCATAAGCATCCGCCAATTGCTGCGTCGTTAAAACCCGTTGCCCGTTTTGCTCGATTACCTTTAAATTCATTTCATTTCCCCTCCGATACTATCAATCTTTCTTTCTAACATATCGAGTACAACAATCGCGATTTTATGACCGTCTGCAACACCCTCTACGTATTCGCCTTGCTTTGAATCCACCAACGAACATAAATCATCAACAACCGAACGCAATGATACAACAAACCCTTTAATCTCCTTGATCGCATCCATATTTCTCACCATCCTATTCTTCAAAAATACGTATGGCTTGTTGCGCTAACGATAGACCTGTTTTCCTTCTGTATATTTCAGAAGTTGCCAACATAAACTTAATGCCGACGATTTGAACAAATTTATTTTCGTAGCAATGCGTCATGAGAAGTTTTAGGAAATCACCTTTGCCGAACCTTTCACCGAATTCCCGGTTAATCATTTCTAACGTACTGTGATAGCTCCACGACCCGTCATCTTCGTACCGTTTAATAGGAGGAAACAGACGGAAAAAGTCTTTTGTCTGTGTCCACATTAGCTGTTCTTCAATTTTGGACACAAAAGCGATAATTTCTTCTGGAGTGTAACGGGCACCGTGTTTGATATTGCGCCCTAAAACAAATAAGTTGCGGTATCCTAGCTTTTGCCTATCCACTCTTCTCCCTCCTCTGCTTGTCCAATTTTCTTCCGAAAAGAAGCCCTAGAGGGCAGCCGGATCATACTCCCTGTCAATGCGCTCATGCAGTTCCCGTTTGAACCGCATGAGTTCGTCGTGCATGCTCCGATCGCGGTTTTTCGCTACTTCCGCAACCTTCCGTGTGTAGAAGGCGATAGCGGCTTCAAGTGAATTGAAATCATACGCGCTTGGCAGTGTCATTTGCTGTCACCTCCTTCTTCCCAGTTGCTTCTTCCCATGTCATCTCCCCACGATCGATAGCAGCTAGAATACGCGGCACGGATGTTTTCATGAAAAAATCAATCATTGCTTTCTGCGTGCGTTCAGAAGGTTGATTCATTGTGTCACATCCCTTAACTACAGATTTTCTGTACATCTTTATCAAAAAAAATTATCTGATCCATTTCTATTCCTGTGATTTTTGAGAATTTGTACGCCATATCCATCCGAAAAATCTTTCTATACTTCTCGTAGTCGATGTAGGTTTTTTCGCACACCCCTAACCTTTTCGCCATCTCTTTCTGTGATAAACTAGCTAACGCTCTCGCTTGAGCAATTGTGTATTTCATATTGATTACCACCTCCTCTTGTCTAATAATTTACTACAGATTTTCTGTAATTGCAATAGTTTTTTTCAGAAATTATGTATTTTTTTATCGTTTTTTTCACACTTAATAAAGCTGTACTGTACAAAATTACAGTATTGCTTTATAATATTGTTAGAAAGGAGGTGATTGAAAATGCGATTAGGAAACAAAATAAAGGAGTTACGGAAGAAAAATCGCATGACACAAGCGGACTTGGCTAAAAAACTAAATGTAGCACCTACTGCCGTCTCCGCTTGGGAGCGTAATGAGAATCGTCCTTTAATGGATAAAATAGCCATTATGTCAGAAATGTTCGATGTCCCAATTAGTTATTTCTTCGAGGACTTTAAAACAATACAAGAAGTTAGGAAGGAGCCAGCCCAATATATCTGCACAGAATTCTCCAGACTTCCTATAATAGGATCTATTAGTTGTGGGGATGGTGTTATTGCTTATGAAGAAATAAAGGGTTATGAAGAAGTACCGAGCAGTTGGTTGAACGGCGGTGAGTATTTTTTTCTCGAAGCTCGTGGAGACAGCATGATAAACGCTCACATTACAGACGGCGCACTTCTTTTGATACGACGCCAAAATGATGTAGACAATGGTGAGATTGCCGCCGTGCTGATCGACGGCGAGGCAGTATTGAAAAGAGTATATAAAACAGAAGATACTATTATTCTACAAAGTGAAAATCCGATGTACAAGCCTATCATCCTTAAAAGAAATGACATGAAGGATGTAAGGATTATCGGGAAATTGAAAAAAGTTATTCTAAATTTTTAGCGCTAAAGATTTAGATAGGCGGGTCGCTCCCGCCTGTTTTTATAGGAGGGATAATAAATGGCTGTCGCTCTATATATACGAGTATCAACGGAAGAACAAGCACGGGAAGGATATTCGATATCGGCTCAGCGTGAAAAATTAATTGCGTATTGTAAAGTGCACGACTGGTACGACTATCGGTTTTACATCGATGAAGGGGTATCAGCAAAAAACCTTGACCGTCCACAACTCAAAGAAATGATTAAACACATTAAAGAAGGGGCTATCGATACTGTACTTGTTTATCGTTTGGATAGGCTTGTTCGATCAGTTACAGATTTGTACAAGCTGTTAGAAATATTCGAACAGCACGGTTGTAAGTTTAAATCAGCGACAGAAGTATATGACACCAGCACGGCTATTGGACGGTTATTCATCACTCTAGTTGCGGCAATGGCACAATGGGAAAGGGAAAATTTAGGGGAACGTGTTCGAATGGGGCAAATTGAAAAGGCGAGGCAAGGTTTTTATAGCGCAAAAGCCCCGTTTGGCTTTGATAAAACGCAGGACGATAAACTAATTATCAACGAAAACGAAAAGAAAATTGTGCTTGATATAATAAAAAAGATTTTTGATGGGTATTCCATTCGTCAAATATCTGACTACATGAATAACAGCGGAATACCACCTATACGAGGGTATAAATGGCACATAGCAACAATAATGGATATCGTTAAAAACCCAGCGTTGTATGGTGCTATCAAATGGCGCGACGAGATCATCGAAAATACGCACGAGGGCATAATAACAAAAGAGGAATTTGAAAAGATTCAGAACATACTTCACGGCAGGAAAAATTTCAAAAAACGTAATACAAGTAGCATATTTATTTTTCAAGGTAAGTTAATATGTCCGAACTGTAAAAACAGGCTGGCATCAGAGAGGTCAGTATATTTTAGAAAAAAAGACAAGGCGTACACAGAAACAAATCATTATCGCTGTCAATCTTGTGCTTTGAACAAAAGAAAAGCGATAAACGTGAGTGAAAAGCGTGTTGAAAAAGGACTCATCGAATACTTTTCAAACATGCGTTTCCACGTTGTTCCGACAGTAGTTGAAGATGAGAAAGAAAAGGAGCTGGAAGCTCTGAAAGAACGGATTCGTCAAATCGAGAGACAACGCGAAAAATATCAGAAGGCTTGGGCGGCTGACTTAATTAGTGACGGGGAATTCACAGAGCGAATGAGGGAAACAAAAAGGGCTATGGCTGAAATACAGGAGGTATTGAAAAATGTCGAGATTGACGAAACGAAAAACAAAAAACATGACATAGAATCAATAAAAGCAATCGCAACAAACTTTTTGCTCAATTGGAACACTCTCACAGCTTTAGAAAAAAGGGAGTTTATGAACAATTTCGTCGACGGGATAGAATTCGATAAACAAGGAATAAACGTGAAAATAAAAGAGGTTTTCTTTTATTAATTTTTGTGTTTATGAAAAATACACTACAACGAAATGTTCTTGACTTAAAAAACGCATATCTTCCATGACATACCGCGCACCGTCTTCCGGAGAGCGAATAACGTAGCGATCGTCATATTGCATTTGGTGTACGCGCCGACCAAGCTCA